ACTGATATGGGTACAACTTTGTCGGTAAACATTTTTTTCGCGTCCGCACCTGACTTTGATAATATTCCAAAACGTGCATCGGAAGATATAGTTGCTTGATTAACAAGCTCTCCTGATGCCATGAATGAAAAACCAGAGCGTCTGTTTTTGAGATATGCCATTCCGTAGCAACGTTTATCTGCTTTACACGCTTCCCAGAAGATAAAAAAAAGCCTATTTGATTCTCTATAATCTGCGGCTCCAACGTCAATTTTACTCCACTGCAGGTACATGTAATGAGAGCCAGTAACATAAGTAGGATTACCTTTGTTGTAAAACCAAAAACCTTTATCACGTCTTTCAAACTCTTGGTCGATAAAATCATACCATTGCTCTTTAAAATATTCTGGCTTTTGATTAAATTCAAAAACACTTTTTATTTTATCTAAATCTTTGGGGTAATCAAGTCTTTGCCAGAACTGATCTTCTTTTTTGTTAGATCTTTTATAACTGTTTTCTGCATCAGGTAAAGCTATTTTAAGATTTTGTATTTCTATAACTTCACCTATTTTACCGGTTTTACTTATAACTACTACATCATGTTCTTTATTGTAGCCATAATCCCATTTTTTATACCTATTGTTTTTCTTTATTACGCTAGGTTTTATATGGCCGGTTATTGTATTTACAAGCGTTTGTTGATAACTCATTTTGATCTACCTTCAGCAAAGCCCTTGAACGACTGAGCTTTTGATTCTTTCTTGTTAGAGTCTAGCATAGATCTTTCTTCTTCTATCCTGTTTAATATTTCAAACGCATCAAATATAGCTAGCTTTTTAGTTGCAGCAGCGTTCTTTAAACGATCAGCAGTTATGTCGTCGCCAGAATCTACAATAGGTTCTTTAGCAACTTTTATTAATTCATCAACCGCTCTCTGTCCAGCTTGGATTATATTCTGTTTCGTTTCCTTGACGCTCATACTTAATAACTATATCATTTGATTTCATACAATACAAGAGTTGTTTATCTACAACAAACTCAAACTCACTTAAAGGTTTAAACCCTACGTAGTCCTCTGGGTTAATATGGATAGCTTCTAATGAACTATTACCATATTTTAGTATACCACGTAAGGTTTTAAGTTTATCACCTCTTATATTTTGTTTTTCTAAAACAGGTTTTACAAAACAATAATCATTATTAGCGTACCATTGGTTATCTCTATAGTACATGTATATTTGATCATCGGTTGCAAAATACATATTATCTTTAAAATACTTATAACTATTCTTTTCTTTGCCGCGTATATCGTACCAACGTCTAAATAAATTAAAGTGAACTATAACTTTGTCACCTTTTTTAATAAGTGTTTTGTAAGCAGCTGGAACTTCAACAACCTCTGCTAATCTATTAACAAAGTTGTGATCTTCAATTCCAGCGTTTACTATTAATATTTTATTATCAATATTTATTTCATTGTTATATCTTTCACCTATGGGTTTAACAATGAATTGAAAAATACTTTTCATCAATATTCTAAGTCATACTCAACAGATATAGCCATGTTAGAATTAAATTTCTTCCATGGCAATACCTCGTTGTTTTTTTTAATATGTATGTTATAAGAATTATCAGACTCTTCAAAAATAATATAAGATATAACGTGACCGCCATAAACCTCTTGACCAACAGAATAATGCATTGCATCGTTCTTATAGTCAGAACCTATACTGATTTTTCTTATAACGCTAGACATTAATCTTTTTTCTCTTCTTGCTCAATAGCAGTATACTCACCTGTGCCAATATCAATATTCACTGCACCGTATTCTTTCTCTAACACAGGTTTAAATTCTTCAACCTCTTTAAGCACACCTGCGTATTCATGTAACAGTTGGTGCTTTTCGTTTTCAATAAAACCAATTTGCCTTAGCAATTGTGTAATTTTGTTTTGTTGATCTTGAATTTTCTCCAAGTGTTCTTGTGAAATTTTATTAGATTTACTTTCCATTTGTTTTACTTTACTCATTTGATTTAATTTAATTAATTAATATATTACTTATTGTCACTTGATTTTTTGCTCTTTTCCCATGTACGTCCAACAAAATAAGCGCCGTACACTGTTATTAATAGCGATTGAAATATTGGGATATATTCCTCAGCAACTTTAAACCCGCCAATATTGCCATCAAAAAACGCAAGCGCAGTAAATATAACTGTGAGATATATTAGTACTAGTGGCCTTATGTTTTTAGATAAAAATGAATCTGATTGCATGTCAAGTTTCCAGCGCTCAGTGATTTGAGTCTGCGCGTCTTGATCTGCTTTTTCTAACAACTCTTGTACCTTTTGTTTAGCAGCTAATCTTTCTTCATCTGTAGTTGTAAGCTTATCTATTACGTTACCTACGTCTTTAATTAAACCACCAGTTAAAAGACTTAAAAGTTTTTTCATTATTTATTCTGATTAAATCCTTCCATGACCTTCGATTTGTAATTTTGTACATTTGATCCTGTGTATAATGGTTTTATGTCTTGATACCCAGAGACTTTACCTTTCTTTTTATGTCTTTTACTTTTATAAGTAGGCATTTGAGTCGATAAAAGCTCTTCTTGAGTGTATGGTTTGAACACTTGATACGACTCTCTAGCCGGCGTAATTTCGTTTAAAGCTCTATTTATAGTCTGGTCAAGCAGGTGCATTTGATCGTTTGTTAAGTTTTCACCGTACTCTTGTTTAATGTAATCTAAAGCTTGTTTAGGTGTATAAACACCACTACCTACTAAAGCTGTGTATTGACCAGCCGCGTTGTATGCCATACTATCTTGTTGCGACTGTTTGCTTCCTTGACTTGTAAACGGTAGGTTGCCCATGTAATCTTGAGAAAATTGATTACCCATTTTAACTGCATCTATAGCAACTAAATCTTTAACGCCTTGCTGGACTTGAGCTTGATTGTACTCGTAATCTTGTTGCGAAGCTTGTTGTTGACTAACGCTAGTATCACTAATAGCTCTTTCTTGAGTATCAATACTAGTTTCACTACCACCACCTTGTCTTAATTCATTTAAAGCTACAAATCTATTTTCTTCTGTTTGCTTAACCGCTTCATCAGCTCGTCTTTGGTTTATTTCTAAAAACCTTTTATCTTGAGCCCTTTGCTGTTCTGGAGTTAACGCGTTGTAAGCATCTTTAGCGGCTTGAGACTTGTCTACTTGCATTAAGTCAGGATTAACTACATCGTAAACTAATTCATCGCTAGATGGCGCTGTTTGACTTATAGTCGTTTGACGTTGAGATATAGTTGGTATATCACTAGCGCCACCATGAGGGTGGCCGTGTGTTGCGGAAGCTGAGTGAGCAAACGGATGCTTACCACCTGTAACTCTTTTTACGTTTTGGTTTCTTAACTTAAATGCCATACCTTATTATTTATAACTACACCCTTTTTTAGTCATTGGGTGGTTCATATTCATTGCGTGGTCTCCATATTTTTTCATCGGATGTCCCATGTTTATAGGTCCTGTCTTTGCTTCACCGTATTTAGATAAACAATGTTTAGACATGAAGGTTCCTTTCTTAGACAAAGGTCCTACATTCCCTTCTTTAGATTGTGTGTTTGGACTAGTGCTTGGCATAATTTTAATTTTTAAGTTATTTTTTCTGCAAATTTATTTGCATAATCTTCCCATGGTAGTTTATCGCTACCTTCTTTCATGTTTTTTCTTGAGTATGTTTCGCCTTTATAGTACACGTTGTTATCGTCGTAGTTTAACGCACCGCTTTTAATTTGTTTCATATGACCTAACTCATGAGCCAACACTTCTTTATACTGTATAGGATCTTTAACGTCTTTACTCATAAGTATACTACCATTGTTCAAAGCTTTACCTAATACTCCTTCTTCTAAGTCTACATGGTATAGAGGCGTGTTGTTTACTGCGTATGGTGGATTATTAAGTTTAAAAGCCATTATTTATTATTATAAGGAAACATTTCGTTTAATTTATCTCTTCTAGCTCCACAACCACATGGTACATTCAAACCATCAGAAACTTTATCTACAATTGTTTTGACTCCAGTCGCTGTTGTAAATTTTTCTATTGTATCGCCTAAACCTCTTGATTTCATTTTTTAAAAGGATTGTATGATCTATCAAACTGACCTTTTGCGTCTCCAAGAGGTGCGTTTCGTATATTTCTAGAAACAATACTAGCCGCAGTGTTAGCATCACCTTTGTTTAATTGCCCTAACTGTTCTCTTGTTAATGAGTTAGGACCTGAACCTAATAAAGCTTTTTTAACAGTCTGGTCTGAATTAGCGTATCCAGTGTACGTTCCTTTACCATCATCTATGCTTTGTAATGTTCCTAAAGCATTATTAACTATATCTTGGTTCATGAAAAATCTTTTTGACGCTGCGTTTTCATCATA